CCTGCCGGTGCCGGATTTCTCCAGCTCTTTCCCTTCACCCGGTCCGCCGAAGCGGAGGCTGTGTTGGGGCACCACACATCACGTTGTGTGGGAACGCGCATTGTATCCTTCGAGATGTTCTTTGCGCTTAAAGCAGATTCGGCAGCCACTCGGCTGGTTGGTGCGCTAGGTGTGTCTGGTTGTGGCTCAGAGAGTAGTCTTTACGCAAGGTGGCTTCAATGTCAGGGCCGGTGTACACGTGGAACAGAGGACCTCCCAGCAACTGGCGAAGTCCGTTCGCGTCCGATGGCGCGATTTCGTAACGCCGGAGCACCGACTCGTCCGTGAAGTACAGGTGCGGCCACCCATCGATCACACGCATCGTGTTACGGAGGTAAGACTCGACGTAGAGCGCGTGGTGTCCGGGGTCCACCTGGTACTGCGCACGGGCAGCGTCCAGCATTGGAAAGTGTGTGTTAGGCCACATGCACTGAAGCATGGATGCGTGTTGACGTCGGGCACGTTCAGCCAATGGCGTCTCAGCTGAACCTGGCAGTTCCCCGAACACATTTCCGGAGCTTCGGGCAAAAACTCCGAGGTTCAACACAGGCTGCCACTCACCGTTTACGTCTCGGCATGGGGAATGTTTGAGAAACTGCATGTCCTCGAATCGCGAACGTTGGTTACACTCCACGATGTAGCCAATGAGCTCGGCAGCTCTGGCCACCCCGCTAGCGTCAATGGCTGGCGGGTCGGAAGCGGCGATATCCGCGATGGCCATCACTGCCACGTTGTTGATCACGGTGGTCAGCGTTGATCCTGAGTACAGCGTCTCTTCGATTGGTGTCGCCAAGACACGCTCACGAGAGCGATGGTTGGGGTGCCTGATGAGTAGGGGGGCTCGCAACTGCGCCAGCAAGGCCTCCACGACTTCCTGATGCGCCGCCGGAGTCAAGATGCGGAGCATGTTAAAGATGCCTGCGGTGTGGCTCTTGTCACAAGAGCTGATGTCCATGTCAATCCACCTAACTCCATCCGGTCCGCGCACGGCGATGGCGGCGTCGTCCGAAAACAGGACGATGGTGAACGGGGCTGGAGGATCGTACAGGAGGTCGAAGGCTTTCTTCAAGTTCGTGTAGGAGGCGGTCGGGCAAAACCAGGCGAATAGGTTCCCCGTGCGTAGAGGTTCCATCGCCATGGCTTCCTTGAGGGTGGAGGCATACCAGGCGCCGGCCAGGGACGCTGCTACCCCGAGATCCACGATTATGCGCGGCACCTTGCCTATCTTCGCAAGCTCAATCTTGAACTTCGCCACCACCCTCTCGCGCTCGAGACGGGTTTGGTGGGCGATGCTGCCCTTGAGCAAGGCTTCCAGGTGGGCGCGCACGCGTAGTGCACGTTTCGGGTGGGCGTCGGCGTAGTGCCTGAGTTCTTCCTCCAAGCGACCATGAAAGTTGGTGAAGTGCGGTGCCAGGATGTGTGCGTACTGAACAAAGCTGTTCAGTGTGAGCCGTAGGTTGATGTTCTGCGACCAATACAGG